ACGCCTGACAAGTCTGGTGCTGTTGGTGCTGATCGCATCCCACCAATCATTGAACGATACTTGACAGGGCTTAGAATAAGTGGACCAGGCAACATCGCAATTCAACGGAGCTGATCATGTCTAAGGGTTACGGTCAAGGTGATGTTGGCATCGATTACACGATTGGTGCTGAGGTAATTACTGACACGGCTGCCCATACTGGCCGCTTCATGCACATCGACTTTTTTGAGAACACAACGATCGACACGTTGGTCAGCGAAAACTACACTGGCAATACCCTTGATGGTGAGACCCTGCCCGCTGGTTTTCATATCGTGGGTGTTTTTACTAGCATCACGCTTCAGAATGGTGCTTGTATCGCCTACCGAGTCTGATGGCACTTGCTGATTCACTGCGAAAGGTTGCCAACAAGGCCATCACTAAATTTGGCGGTGATGTTACCATTCAATCTGTTTTGCTTGGGGCTTATAACCCGACAACAGGCTCAGCAACTGAAACGATCACCACTGAAACCGTCAAAGGCGTGCTGGAAGATGTGAATGCATCCGAGGTTAATGACCTTGTGCGTGGTGATGATAAGAAACTAACCGTTGCAGCATCGGCATTGTCTGCCGTGCCTGGTTTGGATGATAAGGTGCTGATCAGCAGTGTGACGCATCAAATCGTGCGTGTTGAAACTGTTGAGCAGGCTAATCAAGCGATTGTTTATCAGTTGTTCTTGAGGGCTTGATGATGGCAAAAAAAATCAAGCTAGCAAAGATTGCTGATTATATGGAAGGTCAGGTTGAGCAGTTGCTGCGTGTCACGGTGCTTGAAACTGACTCAAAATTAAAAGAAGGCAGTCCTGTTGACACTGGCAGATTCCGCGTAAGCTGGCAGGTTGGCGAGAATGCAAACAACAGCACACCAGCACCGCCAGGCGATTACAAAGGAACAGCAGCACTGTTAAAGGGTTCAAATTATACGGCTGGGCAAGAAAAACTCGGCAATTATTACAGCATTCACAATAACCTGCCATACGCTGAGCCATTAGCAAATGGTCATAGCCCGCAAGCAGATGCAGGATGGATTGACCTTATTGCAAAAGAGATGCAAGCCTATGTACGATCACAATATGAAAAAATCAAGAGGCAAGGATAATGGCAGCAGCAGATCTAAACAGCATCAGGGCGGACATTGAGGCTCATTTGCTCGCAGGATTTGGTGCAGAAATTGCAGCAGAAGATCGAAATATAATAACAAGTCAATCAGGTCTCATCATTGTCACTGAATCGCCAGAAGCTGCTGCAACACCGATCGCGTTTAAAAATATTTCTTTTCAGCCACCAAACAATTCAACTTGGCTGCAATGTGAGGTTAGCTTCACTGCGAGCAGTTACTTATCTCTTGGCGGGACAACAGAATCCGACAATGATTTAAGTGGATTAGTTGTTGTTGATGTATTTTCGCCAAAGGGTATCGGCGTTGCTTCAAATCTTTTGCTTGCTGATAGAGCATACAATTTGTTCAACCGCGTCAAGTTTGATGGTATTTATTTTGGGTCATCAAATGGTCCAGATATTGTGGCAGCAAATCCTGAAGCTTATTTTCAATCTAAAATGTCAGTAAATTTTAGTTTTATTGAGCAGCTTTAACGATGGCACCTGCAAATCGGAATACAATTCGCGCAACGATTGAATCTAGGCTTGCCACTGAGCTTGCACTCAGCCCTGCCATCCCAGTTGTATTCAACAACGTCTCTTACGCACCAACACCGAATTCATCATGGGTTCAATGCTTGCTTAACTTTGGAGCTAACAACTACTTAACGCTCGGCAGCACAACGAACTCAGATAACAGGATTGCGGGTGTCATTGTCGTCAATATCTTTACGCCTGCTGGTGTTGGTTCTGGCGCAAACTTCACCATAGCCAAGCGGATCCGTGATCTGTATAATCGAGTTAACGTGTCGGGTGTTTACTTCGACGCACCAATCGGCCCTGAAGTGGTGTCCGCATCACCTGAAGGCTATTTTCAAACCCAGGTCCGTGTGACCTTTGAATTCATCGAGGAACTCTGACCATGGCATTTTATCGAGGCGAAGAAGGTAGCGTCAAATTTGACGATGCCGGCTCAAGCGCATCAGCAATCACCAGCACTCGTTCATGGTCACTGACCTTGGACAAGGCAGTGCTTGAAACCACTGCAATGGGTGACACTTACGCTGGCAATGTCGGCAGCATCATCAGTGGTTCTGGCAGTTGCGAAGTGCTTTACACCGCATCCTCTGCTGATGAAACTGCGGCATTCATTGATCACATCAACACTACTGCTGATGATGGATCTGCATTGTTTGAACTGTACCTCGACACCAGCGGCAGCAAGTCAATCAGCTTTGATGCTGTTGTAACGTCTGCTGAATATACAGCTACCGTGGGTGAAATCGAAGTGATCACTGTCAACTTCGTGACCAACGGCACCATTACCACTTCGCTCTGATCATGGCTTTTTATCGCGGGGAACAAGGCACCATCAAATTCGACAAAGATGCTGGTGGTGTTGCACTGTCTGAAATTGCAGCAGTGCGTTCATGGTCAATGACCATCGACAAGGAGCAACTTGAAGTCACTGATCACGGCGACACCTTTCGTGCTTATGTCGGTGGTTTGATTGGTGGTAGTGGCACCCTTGAAGTTCTTTATGATGCGCCTGGTGCTGGCGACAAACTTGATTTGCTGAAAGAAGTCGTCACGACTGAGGACCCCGCCAATGCTGAGCTGGAGCTTTACTTGGATGAAACTGGCGGCAAGAAAATTACCTTCACTGCATTAGTTACCAACGCAGAGTATTCTGCTACGGTTGGTGAGCTTGAAGTTGTTTCTATCAGCTTCACTGCAAACGGAACCATTACAATGAGTGTCTAATGCCTGCCTCAAAAAACCGCACTGTTGACCTTTTAGTTAGTGCTTTTGATCTCAACCAACGCCGCAAATTTGAACTAAAAAACGCTGCTGGCGAAAAAGTGGTTGACTTGTACTTCAAGCCAATCACCCGTGCTGATCGCAAGCGTGCTCAAAACACCGCACAAAGCGAAGAGGCACTGGACATCAGCACGCACATGCTTTGTCAAATGGCAGAGCTTGAAGACGGTAGCAAGGCATTTGCAGCAGCAGATGCAGCCAAGCTGCAGCGTGAACTGCCGGAATCTGTGCTGAATGAAATTGAGCTGTTTTTGTTTGGGCTTGGTGAGGACAGCAGTCTTGAAGAAGCAAAAAACGACTGAAGCAGGACAGTTGGCTCAACTTTGAGTTTTTCCTGGCCTGCGAACTTGGGATGACTGTGAGCAAGCTCCGCACAGAATTAACTGATGCGGAGTTTATTCACTTTGCAGCATTTTACGAATTGAAGGGCGAACGAGAGAAGGAGGCAATGGATCGCGCAAAAGCCGGTCGTCGTTAAGATGTTGGTATCGCTTGAGTAAGCCGTGGCAGTATCCAACGTTGAGCTAATTGTTGATGCAACTAAAGCGATCAATCCGCTTAAACGTGTCACGTCTGAAACCAAAAAACTTGAAGGTGCAACTCGTGATGCTAATGGACGACTAAAAGATGCCAAAGGTAGATTTATTGGAGCAGGCAAAGGTGCGACTGCTGCAGCTGGTGGTGTTCGTGGGTTAGGTGCTGCACTGAAAACTGCTCTTGGTCCTTTAACTGCAGCCGTTGCAGCAGCAGCAAGTTTATCTCAAGTCTTTAGTATTCTTAGCCAGCAAGATTTTGCTGAAGCAAAGGTTAGGTCACTTGGTGTAAATAGTGATGAACTCACTGCACGGTTGAAAGATGTCAGTCGTGAGTTGTCAGGTCAAGCTAGTGTTGTAGATTTAACAAGTGCTGCATATGATGTGGCATCTGCTGGTTTTACAAATGCAGCGGATGCTGCGAACATTTTGAAAGCTGCAAGCCAAGGTGCAACAGGCGGATTTAGTGACATCAATACGGTTGGAGATGCCACAACTTCTGTGCTTAATGCTTACGGATTAGAGGCTGACAAAGCAGCGAAACTTGTCGATGGATTCATTCAAACGCAAAATGACGGCAAGATCGTCATTGGTGAATATGCAGCAAACATCGCCAAAGTTGCTCCGGTAGCTGCTGCATTGGGTGTACCACTGGAAGAAGTAAATGCGGCAGTAGCACAAATTACCGCAGGCGGTCAAGGTGCAGAAGTTACATTCACTGCATTAAAGACAGCATTTGCTCAAGTTGCTGCAGGAAAAGTCGGGAAGGAATTTAAGGCGTTAGGTGTAGAAATTAACGCATCAACTCTTAAAAGTGACGGGCTAGCGGGCACTTTGGAAAAGATCAAGAAGTCTGGAGCAGATGCAGGCACAGTAATTAAAGCGTTTGGCACAGAAGCAGGACCATCGATCCTTGCCTTGCTCAATAATACGGAAAAGTATAATAAACTTTTAGAGAATCAAAAAAATGCACAAGGTGCTGCAGCAAAGGCAGCTTTTGAGGCCAGTGACACCATTGATGGGCAGTTAAAGCGATTAACAACAGCTTTCCAAAATTTATTTAGTGATCAGTCTGAGTTAGGAATCATAATCAAGGAAACATTCAAAGTTGCTGCTGTAACTGTTGAAGTTTTTGGTGTTGCTTTAAGTAATACGCTTGCACCTATTCGGGCAATTTTTGCTGCTGCAAATCAAGTTGGAGAGGCTGTTGCAGAGGCTCTTGGGTTTAAGGGTGTTAATGCAGCATTTGAATTGGAAAAAGCATTTCAGGCTACTTTGGGTAGAGCCGCACAGTTTGGTGAATTTGTTATTGGCCTGGGCGTTCGTTTAGGCAAACTAATTGGAGGTTTGGCATCACAAATTATTACGGCAGGCAAAAACTCTCTTGGCGGTGTCGTTGGATTTTTCAAAACAGCACTTGAAAACATCGTCGGATTCATTGGAAAGGCATATAATTTAATACCTGCGCCAATACGAAATTTCCTTGAAAAAGGCGTTTCAGCCGTGACTGGTTTTGTGCAAGAAACTATCGACCTTGGCAAAGGAGTTACTTTAGGTGAATCCACTACGCCGTCGGAAAAAGATCTTCCACAAAATGTTGTTCAACCAACCGGCGGCGCTTTAAAGAAAAGCAAAACAAAAGATCAAATAGAAAAAGAACGCCTCGCATTCCTGAAACAAATCAATGCTGAAATCAATCGTATCAATGATGCAGAGCTAAAAGGTATTGAAGCGGGGCGTAAAATAGTTGAACAAATTGATGCGCGAGGTGCTGCAGAAATTAAAAGGGGAGAAACTAACATTGCCTTATTGAAAGCGAAGCTCGACGGTCGATTGGAGGAAGAGCAGCTTGCTCAACGAATTAAAGAAATTGAAGAAAGCAACCTAAACGATATTCAAAAGAAAAGGCTAATTGAAATCGCCAAGGGAACAGCGGCTCTTGAAAAACAAATTGAAGTAGCAGAAAAACTTGATCAAGTTTATAAATCAATCGGCAGTGCGGTGTCTGACGGCATCGTCAATGCTTTGACTGCTGCTGTTGATGGCACCAAAAAGCTCGCCGATGTCGCTGCAGATACGCTTAGGAAGGTGGCGGACATCCTGCTTCAGCTTGGTGTCAACACTGCTCTAGGCGGAATAAGCACTATTGGTGGTGCTGGCAGCATCTTTGATAAGTTGTTTGGTGGATTCAGAGCATCTGGCGGCAGCGTTAAGGCCGGTTCAAGCTACATGGTGGGTGAACGTGGCCCTGAGTTGTTTACACCTGGCAGAAGCGGCAGCATCGCGCCGTCTGGCAGTTTTGGTGGCGCTAATGTGACCGTAAACGTCGATGCTTCTGGAACGCAGGCACAAGGCAATCAGCCGAATGCCAAGCTATTGGGACAGGCGATTGGTGCAGCCGTACAGGCTGAACTGGTCAAACAAAAACGACCTGGAGGACTACTTGCAGTCTGATGCCTACTTTTCCTTCCATCCAACCAACTTACAACACGGTCAAAAGCAGTCAGCCTTTAGTGCGGAGTGTCCAGTTTGGTTCGGGCTACTCGCAACGTGCCACCTTTGGAATTAACAATAATCCGAAGCAGTATCAGCTAACTTTTAATGTGTCAGAGACCGATGCTAACACCATCGAAACATTCCTTGACGCTAGAGCTGGTGTAGAGCATTTTGATTTTACGCCGCCGAACGAATCTGCTAGCGCTAAGTTTATCTGCCAGCAGTGGAGCAAGACTATTTTGTTTACCAATCGTGCCGAGATTACGGCAACATTTGTGCAGGTATTTGAGCCATGAGTTATCCGTTTTGGACTGGCAATGAAGCCTATAATGTTGGCGATATTGTCAACAGCAATCCACCAGCTGCAAATGGGGCGTTTGTCTTTCGGTGTAAGGTCGCTGGTACGTCAGCTCCAGACACGGAGGACGATGCCACTGGCGAAATTATTGTAAATCAGCCTAACTTTCCATCAGTATTATTTGAGACCGTTGTTGACAACACTGTCAC